GCCCTCCGGAGGGCGATCGTCATCCTGGCCAGCTTCTTCCACTTGACCCCCTTGGGGCCTTGGGAGTTGAAGCCCTTGACAATGATCCCATGGAGCCGGTGAGCCTCGCGGCCCATGGCCCTGGAGCTGGCCATCCTCCACATGGACCTGGAGGACACCGTGGTCATCATCCTGGCCAGGCCGTTCCAGTCCCCTTGGAGCCGGACCGTGGACCCCCTGGCCATCTACTCCAGCCTCCGCCTGGACAGCCGGACCTCCAACAGGTTCCTGGAGGGGCTGGCCATGTTGAGGCCCCACCCAACAGGAGTGACCCCGGTGACCTCCAGGCCGGCCTCCTCCGTGTCCCTGGGCTGATAGACCTGGTTCCCACGAAGGTCCTCCACCTTGACCAGCCTGGTCCCCTCCTGGATCAGGGCCATCCCGTCCGTCCCCACCAGGCCCAGGGCCTCCAGCTCACGGAAGTGAGCCAGGAACACCACGTCATAGTCCGGGTCCTGGCCCAGGGTGTGGGCCTGGAGGGTGTCCAGGGTGGTGGGGTCCATTTGGACGGTGATGACCTCCTCCGGGTGGTAGGCCCTCCCCGGCTCCCCGATCCCGTCCCCGTCCGTGTCCGTCCTGACCACCTCACGGAACACGGAGTCATAGCCTGGGGACGTCCCCGTGGCCGCCGTGTCCAGCCGCTTGATGGTGGCCCGAAACCTCTGAATTAGCCTTCCGCGCACCGGCTCACCTCCAGGTATTCCACGGCCCTGTTGAGCCGGTTGGAGTCGTGGTCCAGGAGGCCGATGGCCGTGTTACACCGGCGACACAGGAGCCCACGGACACATCCTGTTTTCTTGTCATGGTCCACGGCCAGCCGCCTGACTTTGCCAGTCCTTGGGTCATTGGTTGTCTCCGCAGACCCACAGATCGCGCAAAGGCCACCCTGGGCCTCCTCCATCTTGTCATAGTCCGAGATCCCGATCCCGTAGTCCCTCCGAAGGATGGCCTCCCTTGCCTTCCCAGGGTTGGCCCTGTGGTATCGTCTTTGCGTGGCCTTGACACGGTTTGGATGGAGCTGGCGTTGCTTGCGCTGTCCTCGCCTGTTCTGCTCCCTCCTCCGCTCCAGGAGGTCCGGGTCACTCTTGATCCGCTCCCTCCGTTGACGCTCATACTCCCGCCTTGCCTCCGGGTCCTTCAATGGCATGGACGGATGATGTCACTACAACCGCCACGAATCAAACCACCGTTGGATCAGCCTCCCCCTCATCACACGGCCTCCGCCATGGACCTGGAGCCGGCCTTGTAGGTTGCGATGATCCCGTCAATGACAGGGTCCCCGGTCCAGGCCCCGGTCATCCCGCCGGCCCCACCTCCCAGGGCCGCCATGGTATAGGACTGGTCCCTGGTCTTCTCACTCAACAGCCGCCACCTCATGGACCAATCCTCCCGGCTGTCCAGGTCCGCCATTTGGGCCTGGTCCCGGACCACCAGGAGGAGGGTGAGCTGGCGGATGAGCTTTGGGGTGGACCCGTAGGAAAGGGGGACCTGTGAGCCTGGCTCCGTCTCCCCAACAGGGTCCCCAGGCTGTAGCTCCGTCCAGCCAAAGATCCCTGTCACCTGTATGTTGGCCCTCCCCCTTGGGAAGTCCGCCAGGGACAGGCTGGAGAACCGGCCCTCCACGTCCGCCACGGCCAGCTTGGGCCTCATCCTGTCATCGGGCCGGAGGAGGCCCTGTGTCAGGTGACGGTTGTAGACCACCAGGTCCTCCAGGTCATAGGTGTCCGTGTCCCACCCGGACACCCCCCGGCCGGAGATCAGCTTGACGTCACTGATCTGGACGATGGGGTGGCCGATCCGCTGGACCTCCCCTCCGTCACCGTCAAGCTGGAACGTCCTGGACCGTGGCTCAAACCACCTCCCGGTCCAGGCTTCGATGGCCTGGCTCCAGGTGGTCAGCTTGGCCAAGGCCCGGTCATCGTCCAGCATGGCCACCGTGACCCCCTCCTCACGAAGGTCCTCCACCGTGGCGTAGAGGCCGCCGGTGTCCGATCCTTGGATGGCCTCAGACCGGCTCCCCTCCGCCAGGCTGACGGAGTTGAAGTAGGCCCAGGCATACCAGGAGTCCGTGGTCCCGGCCGGGTCCAGAAACTCATAGAGGGACTGGCCGGCCACCAGGTCCACCCTGGTCCCCGGACCAGTGACCTCCACCCACGGGCCAGCCACGGGGTCCAGGGTCCGATAGACCTTCATTTGGTCATAGGTGGTCAGGACGTTGTCCAGATACTCCACCACGAAAAATGTCTTGATGGCCGCCATGTCATACCTCCTCAGCTCGGACAGGCTTGGGCCGGAGGTCCACGGCCGCCAGGCCCTCCGGGGTCAGCTCCACAGCCTTGGAGGGCCGTGGTGTCAGGTCCACGTCATCGGGGACCTCCGTGGCCTGGGGGACCGGCCGGAGGTCCACGGCCGCCTGGGGGTCCGGGGTCAGGTGGACGGCCTTGGCCGGCCGGGGTGGCCGGACGTAGGCTCCCGGGGTGGGGGCCTCCGTCCGGAACCATGCGTCCAGGTAGTCCCCCACCCTGGGGGCGATCCCCAGGCGGAAGTCCAGGCCCCCCAGCTCCACCGGTCCGTCATCGTCCGCCTCACCGATGAGCTGGCCGTTGAGGTAGACCCGGAGGGTCCCTGGCCAATAGGCCACGGACGTCTGAAAATCCGTGTTGGCTCCGTCTATGGTGGCCCAGGTCAGCCGCTCCAGGATGGGGTCCACGTCAAGCCTCCAGGTATCTCACCCGGAGTCTATCACCCGTCCTGGGGGGGAGCCCCATGGAGAACGTGTCCGCTCCGGTCTCCGTTGGCCCATCGTCATCCGTGGCCGCGATGAGCTGGCCGTTGAGGAATGCCCGGAGGGTTCCGGACTGGTAGGGGGTGGGGGTGGCGTAGGACGTGTTGAACCCGTTGATGACCCCGATCGCATCCTCCACCAGCTCATCCCCCGTCATCGATCTCCGCCTCCTGGAGTAGACGCTCCAGCCGCCTCCGTTGGCTGGCCGTCATCTTGGCCTTGACCTCCGTGATGGAGGGAGCCTTGTCCTGGGCCTCCCGCTCCTCACGGTCCGTTGTGGCCACCTGTTGAACCTTGGCCGGGACCGTCCTGACCTCCCGGATGATCGCGTCCCTGTCCCGCTCCCTGGCGTCCACCAGGTTCGTGATGGCCTTGGTGTTGGAGTTGACCACGGTCCTGGTGGTGGCGGAGTCGTTGATGGCCTTGCCGGCCGTCCCGGCCGCCGCCAGGAGGAGGGGGATGGTGATGGCCGCCAGCCACGTCCGCCACTTGGTCAGGCCGGCCACTTCCTTCTCCTGGACTGTGATGGCCCGATCATGGGCGTCCAGCCGATCGTCCTGGTGACACTCATGAGACGGAGACGGAGGTGGAGTGGTCTCCAGAGTCCTGACCCTCCTGGTGAGGTCCTTGGACCATCCCTCCAGCTTGATGACCCCGTCCCTGGCCTCCGCGGAGGCCGCCGTCACGGGAGGGAGGAGGTCCCGCTTGATGGTGGTGACCCCCTCCTCAATCCTGGTGACGGCCTTGGTGAGGCCCATGAGGTCCGTGGGGATGGGGGTGTGTCTTGAGTCCGATCGTCCGTTGCTCATGGTCTACTCCTGGCCCTCCCCCACCATCACCTGGTCCTCACCTCCATTGACGGAGCCTGAAATGGATATAGGGCTTGGGGAGCTGGACGGCCGTGGACGTGTAGGCGATCCTGATCAAGACCCCGGCCGGGACCTCCACGGTCCCCTCCGCCACCACGGCCACCACACCCCCCGGCGGGACTGGTATCCCCTCCCCGTTCTTCCCCTCCGCCAAGGCCCTGATCTCCGTCCCATCCGGGAGACACACAGCCACCCGGACATGGTCCCCCCGTTGGTGGTCCGTGATCTCAAAGGACACCCCCTGGAGCTGGCGGACGTGGTCAAAGGCCACGTCATGGTTGGTGGTGGTGTTGAGGTCCGCCTCAAAGGATTCGCCATACATGACCAGGTTCTGGCTGTTGTCCCCGGTAGGCTCCAGGATGACGGGGTCCGGGACTGTTTTCAGGGGCTCCCCCGTGTGTTGGGCCACTACACGGTCCAGGGCCACCAGCTCATCCCCCGTCAGGGCCGAAACAAACGTCACCCGGACGGTCTCCACAGGAGGCTCCCCAGCCTCCACCTCCGCCGTGGCCTCCAGGACCTTGGTGATCTCATCCGTATTCTGGATCTCCTGGTCCAGGCGGAGCTTGCACCATGTCCCGTTGGGGAACGCGGAGGACAGGGGGTAGTCATAGGCTTGGCTCATCGTCCCACCTCACTCATAGGGGCCACCACGTGATCCCCAGGTTGGAGCCATTGGCCACCAGGGCGATCGTCCCCGTCCCGGCCAGCCGCTCCCCGTAGACCCTCACCCGGTCCCCCACCCCTACCTGGCCACGGACGGACGCCACCAGGGTCCCATAGTGGCCGTCCGTGTTGTTCCTGGTGTAGAGGGCTCCGCCGGCTCCCGGGACCAGCGTCCAGCTTGACCCACCATCATCCGAATACTCCACCCCCAGGATGCTGATCGTCCGGCCGGTCCCGGCCGTCTGTCGGACGGTGACCTTGGCCATGATGTCCACCAGGCCGGCCGTCTCAAACTGGATCTCAGTGGAGCCCAGCCGCGTGAACAGGGATGGGGCCGTGTTGAGGTGGGTGGTGTCAAATTCGATCACCGTCCCGCCGGCCGCCAGGTTCTGTCCATTGTTGGACTCACGGACACAGATCAGCTCCGCTTGACGGGCCACCGGATCACTCCCCGTGGGGAGGTGGGAGCTGGCGTGGCTGGTGGTGGCCGCCCCGATCTGACCGGGAGACACACCGTGTGGATTGTCCGCCCGGACGTCATGGTCCCCGTCCGTGACCAGGTCCAGTTGGGCCTTGTTTGGATGGGGGTGGTGGTCATCGGCAACGATCCCGGACAGGGAGCTGTGAGGGAGCTGGCCGGTGTGTTTCTGTCCCGCGATGTCATGGGCCGCCGCGTCCGCCGCCTGGGCCTCCCACACGGAGCCGGAGTAGCGGTAGGCCATCCCCTCATCCGTCCGGAAGAACCACTCCCCCTCCTGGGGGCTTGCCGGGAACGCGGACCCGGACGGAGGGACGAAGATCCCACCGGAGGCCCGGTCCCATTGGTAGACCCCGGCGATGACCTTGGAGGTGGACTCATCCACGATGACCTGGACGATCGGCATGGTGTCAGCTCCTCACATAGGTGGCGGACACCACCCTGTTCCCGGAGTAGGTGTAGGTGATGGTCAGGGCCTCCACCTCTACACCAGCCCCGTCATACTGTCGCCACGTCTCCGTGGTCACCAGGGAGCCGGAATACGTGTAGCCGATCTCCCGGACCTTGGTGGTCTTCGTGGCGTCCGTCCACCACGTCTCCGTGGTGATCCTGTTCCCGGAGTAGGCGATCTCATAGAAACATGACTCCGTGACGTCATGGACAAGCTGGTCCAGGGCGTTGTGTTGAGCCGGGGTGAGGCCGGAGCCTCCGGTCCTGGGGTCGAAGACACCGGACCCGTCCACCAGCCTCCAGGCCCCGTTGACGTAGCGGAGGGCTCCCTCCGTGGCCGGGTCCTCCGTGGCCGGCCGGAGGACCAGCTCATCCTCCTCCCTGGAGCCAGGGAACCTATCCGGGGTGACCCCCACCGTCAGGACCCGGCCGCCTTGGTGGCTGTGGCCGCCCTGGACGCCTTGGAGCCCTTGGCCGGGGTCTTGGCCTTCCCCTTGGCCTTGGAGCCCTTGGAGGCCGTCCTGGCCCCCTTGCCGGCCTTGGACTTCGCCTTGGGCTTGGCCGTGACCTTGGGCTGGTCAGCCTGTTGGCCATCGGACTTCCCAGAACCGATCGGGCCTGACCTCATGGACCGGCCCTCCGCCTGGTCCGCCTCCATCTCAGCCTTCCGCCGCTCCCCGTCCAGGACACCCTGGTGGAGCTTGCGGATGGACTGGACCTGACGGGCCAGGCCACGGGCCTCCCCCTTCAGGAGGATGGCCTCCCGCTCCGCCTTGGCGGCCACCTCCTCCGCCACGGCCATGGCCCCCATGATCGTGTCCCGGCGGAGCTTGGCCTCCTCCGGGTCCATGGTGTCCGCCGCCACAGCCTTCTGGATCGGAGCCATCATCCCCTGGACCTGGGCCGCCACGGCCATGGCCCCGGTCCTGATCCCCTCCTGTGAGATCTGGCGTTCTTTCAGGCCAGCCACGTCCCGCTCCATCACCTGGAGGACCTGTTGGAACCCCTGGACCTGTCCATGGACCTTGGGGTCCTGGGGGCCAATCGTCTCTACCTTGTCCGTCATATCTCTACCTCCTCCGGCCACGGGCCGGTCAGCTCACGTGGGGGCTCCGCTAGGCGGAGAATTGGACCGCGATGAACACGTCACCGGACTTGACGCCACCGGGGAAGTCCACCTTGATGTCACCGGCCGCCGGGTTGTTTCCAGCATAGGCATCATTATTGGTGGAGTCGTTGCCGCCATACAGGAGACGGCCGTTGAGGAACAGGAGGGTGTCCACCCCGGAGGGGGTGTTCATGTCGATGGAGTGGCCGTTCCCGGCGGAGATGTCCAGGCCGCCAGCTCCGCCGGGGATGTTGGCGTCCCTGGCATAGTTGGACGCCAGAACCGTGACCCCGATCGTCAGGCTGGTCCCGGACTCGATAGCGTAGGCGATCGCGTCCGAAATGGACGTGAAGGGTCCGCCGGCCAGGCCGGAGATCGGACCGTTGGTGGCGTCGTCCAAGGGGAGGGGAGTGGTCTCCCGGACCGTGGTGAACGTGATGTCATCGGCCCCGTCCAGGATGAGGTCACCGGACAGGGTGGCCACCTGGCCGGCCGCTCCACCCACCTCCACCCCGTTGATGGTGGCCTTGGAGCTGGCCATGGTGAGGTCACCGGCCGCCACGTCAATCCCGCCGGGGGCGTTGATGTCCACCTCATCCCCAGCCGCCTCCGCGTGGACGTCCAGGATACGGGCCGCCCCGGACACGTCCGAAACATAGAAATGCTTGGTGTCCGTCAGGCGGAAGTCAACGTCCGTGTCATCCACGTTGACCAGGCTCCCGCCGTCATATGCGATGTCCATGGTGATGGTGACACCAGGGGCCGCCAGGTCCAACAGGACCGACGATCGGCGGAAGTCCGAAGCGGCCCACAGGGACAGGGTCTCCCGGTCCGCGTAGACATAGTTGATGGAGGTGGACTCAATGTCCGCCACAGGACAAGCCTCCAGATCGTCATAGGTGGCGTTGGGCCGGACGAAAGAGAGCTGGCCTTGGTTGGCCGTGTCCGTCCATGCTCCACCATCGGCCGCCCCGTTCTCCGCCTGGAGGAGGGCATAGACTTGCCGTCCGCTGGACTTGATGGGGTCACCGGTGGAACCGTCGAAGACGATGCACAGGTTTTCCGGGTTCAGGGCGTTGGGACCAGCCACCTCCGCCAGGTCATGAGATCCCACGTCCCCGGACAGCTCCGCCGCCACGGACCCGGACGTTGACGCTCCGATCGCGATGGGCCTGGAGGGTGTTTGGCTCCCCGTGGCGGACAGGACCACGTAGTTTTGGGAGGCCGGGACAGGGATGTCCTGGAGGTGGAGGTAGTCCCGGAGGGCCTTCTTGTCGTCCAGCCATGTCTTGGCCGCCATGGCGGACACGGACAGGTCCGGGGCGTCATACCAGTTGGTCTCCCCCAGGATGTCCACAAGCTGTGAGGCCATGTAGTCCAGGGTGTCCTTCAGGTCCACCGCGTTGGCGTCATGGTCCGGGGGGTTCAGGCTGTCATCAATGCTGGCGTTCTCAGACCAGATATGGTCCTGGCGGATTCTGGTGAGTCCCATCGTGTCTCCTCCTCATGGCCTGACGGCCGTGTCCTGGTAGCTGTCCCACTCCGCCTGACCTCAACCTGGACCCATCCCCCCGGGAAGGCCCCCCTGGAGTATAGACCAGGGACCCCCCACCCGAACAGGCGGACGATCTTGTAGGCTATAGGCTACCGGCCGAAGACTAGCTTTTTGAGGGCGCGTTGGGATTGATCAAAGCGATGAGCCGCGGAGTTGACGAAGGCCACGGACAGCTCCTCACAGCTCCCGTCCCCGTCCTTGAAATAAAACTCATACTCCCGCCGGCTCCGGTGGATGCGACGGAACCCAACAAACTCCGCCCCGGAGGACAGGACGTAGGACGCCAGGGGGAAGTCCGTTGTGGACCAGGTCCCCCGCTCCCCGGCCTCCTCCTGGCCGGCCCAGCCAAAGACTAGCTTTTTGAGGGCGCGTTGGCCCTGGTCATAGCTGAAGGCGTCCGAGTTGAGGAAACGGATGGCCATCTCCGGACACCGGCCGCTCCGGTCATCGAAGTGGAACACAGCGTCCTGACGTTGGCCGCCTTGGCGGAACGTCACGTTGACCAGCCGGACCCCCAGGCTGTGGAGGTAGGCCGCGATGGAGAAATCAGAGGTGGACCACACCACCTCATCCGTGGATTGGTTGGACATAGGGACCTCCTCCTGGAGGGTCACTCCGGATCGATCCCTATGGCCTCCAACAGGTCAGCCTTGGTCATGGACTTGGTGGTCTTGACCCCCAGCCCCCTGACATAGGCCATGAGCTTGGCCCTGGTCCAGGCCATTGACGGCCCGTCATTGGCCTCCTCCGGCTCCTCCTCCGGCTCCTCCGGCTCATCATCGTCCGGTGGTGGTGGTGGGGCCACCGGAGGCTCCGTGGCCTCCTGGGGGCGGCCAGCCGCCTCCATGGCCTCCCTCCGGCGGGACGCCACGGTCAGGTCCTCCGGCCTCATGTCGCCACGGCCGTCATTGGAGGCCGGCTTGGAGCCGGTCATGTCCACGGCCGTGTCCACCGTGGGCTCCACAATGGCCTTGGCCCGTTCCCGTTCCACCCTGGCCTTGTGGTCCAAGGCCCTGGCCTCCTCCTCCGTGCATACGTCAAACAGGAGGGGACTTGGCCTGTAAGGGTCCTGACACACGGTCCGGAGCTTTTCCCCCACCTCCGCCGGGACCCTGTGCCACACCATCGGCCGCTTGAAATCGAACCACCGGCGATGATGGGGGCTCCCCGGCTTGTTGTAGCGGAGGCTGTAGTCCTTGGCCTTCAAACCGGCCCGGGGGTTCCGGGCCTTCAGGCGGACCAGGAGGGTGTCACTTGCCATGTCTCTACCTCACTTTGTCATCGGGGGACCCTCCCCCGTTGTGTCGCGTCCGGTCCTGTCCAGGCCGGGGACCGTGGCTACTGAGCCAGGCCCTCCACCTCCACACCGGTGTGGGCGGACAGGTCCGTTGCTCCGGCCACCTCCGCTCCCGGGGAGCCGCTGGCGTCCGTGTAGCAGGCCAGCTTGGCCACACCACCGTCATCCACCAGCCGGAACCACCTGGTGGTGGCCGCTCCGTCGAAGTGGGGGACGGGGGCGGACTGGACGATCTTGGCCCCCGGGAACACGCGATCCGGATCGTCCGTGGCCCCCAGCTCGTTCAGGGGGTAGCCACCGGCCGGATAGCTGGCGTCCAGGTCCGCGATCACCTTGACGGCGAACAGGGGAGCCGATGGAGCCTTGTGGCTTTCGGCCGTTGTGATGTTGGTAAGAGCCATCTGTCTCCTCCTCCTGGAGTCCCGGGGTCACCCCCCGGTGTTGGTGTCCTTGCCGGTCAGCCTGGGCCGGTCAGGGCCTAGCTGTTCAGGACCTCCGTGAGCTTGACCACGGAGTCCTCAATGGCGTAGCGGACATCGAAGCGGAGGCTGATCACGATGATGAACACCCCGGCGGAGACGTCCATGTCCGTGGCCACCTTGATCCGCCGCCACACCCCCATGTAGATGTTCTTGGGGTTGGTCAGGAGGGTCACGGTCTCATCGGAGCCCACCCCCAGGTCCTCCGGGAACAGGGGGATGTCCTCCACGGGGATCCCCTTGTACTTGGGGGACCCGTCATCCGTGATCATCGTGATCCCCTTGTCGGCCGTCAGGGCCTCCAGGGAGCTGTGGTAGTCGTCCTGAGCGTTGATGGACGTGAGGAACCGGAGGTTGGCCCGATCGTCCAGATACTCCTTGGGCATGGCCCGGAGCATCTTTTTCAGCTCATCCGCGTCCAGCCTCGCTCCGGAGGCGGAGACGGGGTGGCTGGTGGCCTGGACGATGATCCCGTCCAGTTGGGCCAGGAGGGGGTTGGTGGAGCTGGTGTCACCCTGGATCGCCACCTTCTCCGCGTCCCGGCCCACGGCCTCGGAGGCCCTGTTCATGATCGTGGTCTTCAGGCCCTGGCCCTCGATGTTGTCCTCCAGGACCTCATCCGGGATACGGACCTCCGCCTTGAACAGCTTGGCGTTCCACGTCTCTTTCCCCAGGTCCGGCTTGGACCGCTGGGCCTCCGTCAGGGCCTCCCCGGACGTCCCCGGCTGGAGGACCTGGCCGGCGAACCGGAGGTTTTCCAGGATCTGGGTTGGGGACTTCAGGGTGGTCACCGTGATCATCCCGGAGAGCTTGGCGCGTCGGATCGCTCGCTCCAGGAATTTCTTGGCCTGGGCCGGCTCCAGGTAGCCACCGTCCGTGATCAGGTCCGACAGCGACAGATCGGCCTTCTGGAGAATCGTCCTTGTGGGGGTCATACTCCCTCCTCCTCTGTGGTGTTGTCTCCGCGGCCTCCCGCCGCTTGCCTGCCTCTACCTTCTCACATCCGGTCAGGCTTTGAAACCCGGCCGGTTTGGTCTCCTAGTCGTCCGGGTCGTTGAGGTCAAAGCCCCATGAGAACACATCACCCTCACCGGTTCTCTTTTCCGTGGGGACCACGTTGGAGTCCACGGCCCGGTCCATGGCCTTGGCCAGCCGGACGTTGACGTCCTTGACCTCCGCCTTGGCCACGGCCAGCTCATCCTCCAGGGTCTTGACCCGGTCCTCCGCCTTGGTCAGCTCCGTCCGGTCCTCCGCCGGCTCCGCCGCCTTGGCCGTGGGCTTGGGCCAGCCCTTCCGCTCGGACTCCGGGAGGACCCCGTGGAACAGCTCCACCAGCTTGTCCAGGGCGTCCCTGAACTTCCGCCGGTTGGCCGCGGACATCTTGGCCCCGGCCTTGGCCGTCTCCTCACGGTCCGCCATCTCCGCCTGGTCCTGGCCATCACCCTCCGCCGCCGGCTCATCGGAGCTGGTGGAGGCGGACAGGATCTCATGAGCACGGGCCACGGCCTCATGGGCCTCCGCGTCCAGGGACTCCCCGGCCACCATCCGGCCCAGGGCCACCTGGAGAAGCTTGACGGCCTCCATGACCTCCGCCGTGGCCTTGTCCGCCCCGGTGGAGCCGGAGTCCGCGTCCTGGGCCTCCGGGGCCTCCGCCTTCATCACGGCCCCACGGAGGGCGTCCAGGAGGCCGGACACGGCCGCCTTGTCCTCATCGGACCGGAGGGCTCCCCGGCCGATCTCATCCATGGCCATCCACAGGAGGTCCCTGGCCTTGTCCTCCGGCTCCGCCCCCATGGCCTTCAGGACCGGGGCCAGGGCCTTGGCCACGTCACCGGCTCCGGCCGCGTCCTGGCCATCCTGGCCCTCGGACCCGGTGTCACCGGCCTCCTGGCCGTCCGGGGTGTCCACGGCCTTGTCCTGGCCGTCCTGACCGTTCGCGGCCTCCTCACCCTCCTGGGCCTCCGCCGTCAGCTCCTCCAGGTATTTCTCCGCCTCTGCCTTGGCCGCGTCCTTGGCCTCCTGGGGGATGTCCGCCTGGGGAATCCTGGACAGGGCGTTCCGGACGTGGGGGAGGTCCAGCTCCCCCTTGTCGTCCCTCACCGGGAAGTAGCGGAGGGACCTGGGGGTGGTCATCCCGTCCGCGTCCTTCTCCCCACCGGGGGCGACGTAGAGGAACGCGGAGTCCGGAAGGTCGTTGATGTAGGCGTCCGTCCACACGGCCTTGTCCTGGCCACCCTGGCCGCCGTCAGCTCCGTCCCGGCCCTCACCCTGCCCCTGGGCCTTGTCGCCGTCCTGGGGGCCTCCCTGGGCCTCCGGGGGCGTTTCCTTGGTCACGTCCACGGTCCAGGTGGGATCGATGTCCCTGGTGGGCTCCGCCCCGTCATGGATTGCCTGTCCAAGCATGGTCCCTCCGTTGTCTCTTTTTCTGACCACGATGGTCCGCCGGTTGGCCGCCCTGTCCACCGCGGACACTTCCTCAACTAGGAGGTCCGTGAGCCTGTGGACAAAACTCTCCGCCTGATCGGGACCGGCCGTCCCCTGGGCTTCGTCACTCTGATCGGTGAGGGGGTGTGCCATCGTTCTAACGTGGGACTATATCACACACCACCACCCAAGGTGAGGTCAAGTAGGATCTGGGCTCACACCAGCCGGGGCCGCCTCCTGGACCCTCCTGGCGGAGCCTCCGATGGACAGGCCCGTGATCCGGCCGGCCTTGAAGTCCTCCCACAGGTCATCATCCACCACCCTCATCCCCAACAGCCACGTCCCGCGGTAAATGAGCTGGGCCTCCGGTGGGATCTCTATCTCCCCCGTCCGGATCACGTCCAGGAGGTTGGGAACCCCCACGGCCCGTCCGTCAGGGAGGACCACCATGTCCACCATGGCAACGTAGGATTCCAAGATCCGGAGCTTGCCGCCGGTGACCAGCTCCCGGTGTTGGTGGCCCAGGTTCCGGTAGTGCTCCATGAACAGGTGGGCCGCCTGGCGGATCTCCTCCGCGGAGTAGACGTCCCCCTGTGTGTCCGGGGCCAAGGGAACACCAGGCCCTCCGTCATTGGGCTCCAGGACCACCCCCAGGATATAACGCTCCTCCTCCGGACGATCGGACTTGACCACGGGGAGGACAGCTCCGTGTGGACGGTCCGCCGCCTTGGCCACCTTGCCGGTGTCAGCCTGGGGGTCCGGGGAGTAATTCAGGACCTCCAACAGCTTGGTCCCGTCACGTCCGCCAGCCGCTCCGCCTGGGGTCCGGCTGGTCTCCAGGACACGGACCGTCCACCCATGGCCCAGGAAGTCCTCCTCACGGTCCGCCCCGTAGTGGAGGAGGAACCGGCCCTTGACCCCCTGGAGGACCTTGACCAGCTCCTCCGTGGAGAAGCCCTCCTCCCCCACCTGTTGGGTGAACCCCTCATAGGGTGGGTCCAGGTAGTAGAACGTGTCCGGCCCGTCGAATTCCTGGACCACGGCCTTGTAGTCCGCCTCCCGGATGTGGACCCCCTGGAGACGTTCCTGGACGCCACGGAACCGGGCCATAAGGGTGGCCGCCTTGCCGTCCACGGTCCGGTCATAGTGGAGGTCCGGAGCCTCCCCCTGGCGGAAGAAGCTGGCCCACCGGCGATAGGCGAACCGGTAGAAACGCTCCACCTCATCCCTGGGCTCCATCTCCAGGACCTTGGTGGCCTGGCGGACGGAGCCTGACCAGTCCATCTCCTCCAGCCGCTTGATGTCCTCCTCCGTGGCGTCCCGGACAAACTTGAAGGCCCCGGCCACCAGGGGGTGGGCGTCCGCCAGGACCTCCACCGGGGAGGGCTCCTCCCTGGAAAAGAACACGGCCGCTCCACCGGCGAAGGGCTCAACATAGGTGTGGACGTCCGCCGGGAGCCGGCCCTTGATGTAGGCCGCGATCTTGGTTTTCCCGGCTGGGCTCCCCCACAGGCCACGGAGCTTGAACAGCTCCTCCCTGGCCTTGTCCACGGCCGTTTCCGGGAGGAGGGTGGACAGGGCCTCCCCGTCCACCTCCACCTCATGAACGTGGACTCCGCCGTGGGTGGTCTCCGTCTCCCCCTCCACCTCATGGAGGTGGGGGCCGCCTGGAGCCACGGCCAGCTCACGGCCGTCCGGGAGCCGGAACGTGTGGCCGTGGGCTCCGCCGGGGACACCGGCCGCCAGGTGGTTCATGTTGTGGCTGTGGGCTCCGTCCCGGCCGGTGAGGACCAGCTCCCCCGATGACAGCCGGAGGAGGTGGACGTGGTCTCCGTCCTGGTCCACGTCCAGGCTGTGGGCGTGGACTCCGCCGCCGGGGACGGCCTTGGTGGTCTCCGCCCTGGCCTCCTCCGCCCTGTCCACCAGGTCCTGGAGGCTCAACAGCCACCCTGTGGCCACGGCCACGGCCTCCGCCTGGGGGGCCTCGATTCGGACCAGGACAGGCCGGAGGGCCTGGAGGGCCTGGACCAGGGCGTCCACCGCGTCAAGGAACGGACCGTCCTGTCCGGCCTTGGTGGTCCGCTCCGGGGTGAGCTTGGCCAGCTCCGCCGCCAGGACGGCCGCCCTGTTGGGGACCTCACTGATCTCCACCACCAGGGCCAGGGGGGCCTTGACCACCTCCAGGGTCCTGGAGGCCCACGTCCGGGCCGCCTCCACCAGGTCCATGGCCGCCGCCTGGGCCGCCTGGAGGGCCTTGTCATCATCGGCCGTCACGGCCACCGTCCTGGTCTCCATCGCGGTCCTCCGTGGTGGCCAGCCTCCACGGGCCAGCCTGTGGGGGGGGGTGAGGGCTGGGGGGCCGCCGGGACTACTCCTGGCCGGCCGCGTTGAGGTCCGGGTCCCTCCCCCAATCGTCCAGGCCGTCCGGGTCCGGGGCCGTGTTGAGGTCCGATGGCCAGGCCACGTCCCCGTCCGGGGTGGCGTCCGCCGGGGGCTGTCCACCCTGGTCCGGCTTGGGGTCCGCCTTGTCCACGTCCGTCCTGTCCACGTCCGCCGGGGCCATCATCTTGGTCAGCCGCTCCATGGCCTCCGTCATGGAGCCGGTGACCACCGCGTCCGCCGCGTCCGCCTCCAGGGCCTTCAGGAGGTCCGCGTCCACGGTGATGGTGTCGCCGTCATCGGGGGCCGCCGCCATGGCCTTGGTGAGGTGGTAGGCCCGTTGGGTGATGGCCTTGGTGACCTCCTGGGGGGTCCCCTCCGCCACGGCCTTGGACACGGCCCCACGGACCAAGTCCGCTCCCTTGGTGAGGCTGATCTCCGTGGTCTCCGGCTCACCAGCTCCGAACACCTGATCGATGGTCTCCACGGTCATCCCTGTCCTCCTGTGTCGTCGTTTTCCCCACACGGGGGCTCCCCCTGTTGTATCACGTGGCCTTCTCCCACGGCCAGGGCGGACAGCCTACGCTCCGCCTCCGCCTTCTGGATCACCTCCGGAGCCCAGCCCACAGTCCCCTCCCTGATCTCCTCCTCCGGCTCCGGGAGCTGGTCCTGGAGGTTGGCTCCGTCGATACAGGCCAGGAGGAGGGGCTGGAGGTGGTCCATGGCCCGATCCCGGCTCCATCGACACACACCATAGAGGTGGTTCCAGATCTCCACGGTGACGTCCAGCCGGTCCTGTAGTTCCTTCTCCGTGATGTTGCCGGACGGCATGGGCCGGAGCCGGAACGTCTCCATGACCGTGTCCGTGATCTTGGCCCGGACCTCCTCCAGCTCATGGTCCTGAAGAATCCGTCCGGGGGCCGTCAGGTTGCTTGTCATCCTCTACCTCCTGGGGAGGGACCATAGCAGATCTGGACCTGGCCCTCCGCCCCGTGGTAGGCCGGACAGGCCATTCCCCTCCCGGGGGCTCCGGCCTGGTCCTGGTCAGCCTTCACCTGGTCAGGCCGGGGCCTCCACCACTACCTATGACCGATCGGATTCGAGGATGTCACGGAGGTCCAGGAGGACCAGGACGGCCAGGATGATGGCCACGGCCAGGATCACACCGGCCCCACTTCCGCGATCAGGGTGGTCCGGCAAGCATGGTGATAGGGGGGGAACCCAATGGCTGAGGACACCATCTGTTGGCTGTTCATCACGTTGGAGTAGCGCCCCGGTGAGCCGGTCCCGGCCCCACGTTCCTGGACGGTGGCCACGGTGGCCCTGGTGTTGTCCGGATACTCCAGGAACAGCTCCTCCTCCCCCGTCTCCGGGTTGACACCCTGTTTCATGAAAGGCTGATTCCACAGGACCCCGTCCGGGGACGGGTCCCTCATGATGGCCTCCTGACGGGCCATGGCCCCGTCAATGGGCATCAAGCGATTGTGGAGCATCAAACAGGTTTCGGTGGTGGCTTCGTCCAGGATGGCCTCTATCCGGTAGTGGGTGATCCCCGCGGCCCTCATCGTGTAGCCGGCCGCGTAGGACCTGGCCCTGGAGATGTGGTTGGCCGCCACGATCCGCCAATACCACCTCATCTGAAGGCCGCCCTGGATCTGGCGTTCCAGCTCCTTGCCGATCGTGTCCCGGCCCAACCCTTGGCTGATCCCCTGTTGGATGATGGGCTGGGCCTGACGGGCCAGGGATTGACTCACACGGCCGTATTGGTTCCGAACCCAGAACCCATGATGACGGGCCATGGATTGAGCGATCCGCCGGTCCGGGAGGTTGAACGTGGAGCCCAGCCTGGGGGCCATCTCCGGGAGCCTGGCCCACCCGGCTCCGGTTTGAGCCATGACGGCCCGTAGCGCCCTGGTGATGGCTACCTGTTGGCTCCGGACCATGGTCCCCCTGGGGGAGGCCAGGGTCCCGCGGAGGCCACCTGTGGCCGTGGCGATCTGGCGTCCGGTAGCATCCTCGAAATCAAACCGGAACCACTCCATGGCCTCCGCCGTGAGGTGGGCCGCCTCCTGTTCCGCGAACACCCCCAGCCTGGCCGCCAGCCTGGTGACCTCCTGGACCCAAGCCTCCGGGGACAGGGGGTCCCTGGCCTTGGCCATCGTCACCATCCCGATCGCCTTGTAGACCGGCTCCCCAGCCACACCCTCCACGGAGTCCACCTCCCCCACCACCACGGGGTCACCGGTCAGCTCCGCCAGCTCCAGGGCCATCCGCCTGGTGTCGCCGTCACTGGCCCTCCCCAGCCGGCTCACAACGCCTTCTCCGGCCCAGGCGGACAGGAGGACCCTCCCCATCCTCCGCGGCCCCCTGTGGCCTCCTGGAGCCACGGTGAGCTGGAACGGGGACAGCTTGAAGAATTGACGCTCCGCCGGGGGGAGCCACCGGAAGTCCAGGTCCGTGACCAGGCCGGCCTCCGTCACCGGCCCTCCGTTGGCCATGCTGGTCATCGGTCTCCGGACGGGACGTCCGCCGGGAACAGCCGGCGGAACGTATCAGGAGACACCTTGACCCTGGAGACGGGGAGGTCCGCCTCATCGGCCGGCTCCTCCGTGTCCTCCTGGGGTGGGGTGTCAACGGGCCGGGAGGGGGTAGTGGCCTCCGCCTCCGCCTCCTCCGTCTCAAACCCGGCCAGGGCATACCGGAGGGGGAGCTTGGCCCACGTGGCGTCCACCCTGGGGAGGTCAGCCCCAAGGGCCGCCGCCACGATCCCACGGGCCTCCTGGGGGGTGAGGATGGCCTGTGTCAGCTCCCCGGCCTTCCCCAGGACCTCCTCCGGGTCCGGACGATAGGTGGACTTGGACTTGAAGGTCCACAGGTGGACACGGAGATCACGGAGGAGGGTCCGGTTGATCTCAAAGTCGAAGTCATCCCGGTCCGGCTGGAACACCTGGTCCTCCGTGATCCGCCAGGCGAACCCGGCCGTGGACCTGTTCTGGTCCCGGCTCACACCCCGGAGGATGGGGGGGACGCGGAATGACTCACCCACCTTGCTCCTGTTGTCCCGGTCATACTCCGGCCAGATCTGGTCCTTGAAGATCGCGTCCGTCAGGGGCTTGATCTCTATCCGGACAGACTGTTGGCCGGGGAGGCCGGACAGGGGAGCTGTCCCGGCCTGGGCCTCCGCCTCCAAGATGAGGATTCGGTGGAAGTTACGGGAGCCCTTGATGTGGTCCTTGATGAGCTGTTGTAGCTCCTCTTTCGCGTCCGCCGCCAGGTGACCTCCGGACACCATGACCACCAAGGGGGGGATGGCCTTGTTGTCAAAGAACAGGAGGTTGACCTCCTCCTGTTCCCGGCTCCCCAGGACGGACAGGATGGTCCCGGACCATCGGACCAGGCCGTAGACGTCGGACTCCGGGTTGTCCAGGCGGAACCACAACAGCTCCGTGGCCGGCCTGGCGTTGGGCTCCGCTCCCTCCATGTCCTTGGGGTCCTTGTAGACCCGGCCGGTCATGGAGGACACGGTCCTGGGGTCCCCGTATTCTTTGAAGTAGACGGACCGGCCCTCATAGATCTGGACGTAGAGGCGGAACGCCTTGGTGTCCGTGATCTCCTCCCACGTCACGTCCGTGGTCCTCACCACGTCCTTGACCTCCACGGCCTCCCTGGCCCGTGGCAAGGCCCGGAGGGTCCAGGCCGGAGCATAGCGGAGCCGCTTGGGCTCCCCCCTGGCGTTCCGTAGGACCTCAAAGGCCCCCCACCCGATTGTCTCCGCGTCCACCCCCACCTGGCGACGGAGACGGACGAAACTGGACTCACGGACGGCATAGTCAAAGAACGCTTTGAGGCGGACCCGTTCCCGGCGGGACTGGTTCCGGAGTTGTTCGATCCGCTCATCCACCTCCTGGTCCGTCACCGGGTTGATGGGCTCCGGGTCCTTGTCCCCGGCCTCCATCTCCGCCCTACGCTCCCGGTCCATCTCCATGGCCATCCGGACCGTCTCCCTGGTCTCACTTGCGTCCAGGTCCAGGACAGGCTCAAACGTGAACCCCCCTCCGTGGACGTTGTGGACCAGGGCGTCCACGTTCTGGCGGAGGCTGTTGGACACCCCGTAGAGGCGGACCAGGACCAAGGGCTCAAAGGGTGGGGGGATGGTCCCGGCCTCACCGAAAGCCTGGGCCATGGACGTGGCCGTGTCCTGGAGGTTGGACCGCTGGGCCACCAGCTCCTCACCCTTCAACAGCCGGTCCCTGGTCAGCTCCAGGCCGTCCGCCGTGGAGCCGGACTGTGACACCACCAGCCGGAGGTGGGCTTCCTCCGCCGCCTGGCTCATGACGTAGCCCTGATCGCCACGGTCTCCGCGGCCCCCTTCACGGCCAGCTTGGAGACACCCTTCCCGGACGTGGCCACGATCTCCACCTCATGGGGATGGGTCCCCTGGAGTCCCGCGGACAGGCCCTCCAGCTTGACGTGGGTGGTGGCGTAGTCCTCACCGATCGATACCTCCGCCACCCCAGCTCCGGCCACGTGGCGGAGCCACAGCCGCCTGGCCACAAAGGCCAGCTTGACCTCACCGGCCGCGAACGTTGCTCCGCCGGTTTTTTCCTCATAATGGACGTCCATGTGAACCCTCCATCATCCCCTCATCCGATCACCTGGGGGATGTTGCGTCTACTATTGGGCCGGTCAGCTCCCGGACCCATCAAACTCCTGACGGGCCAGCTCCTCCTGGTAGCGGAGGGCCACCTCAGACTTCAGGGGCTCCGGTAGCACGTCCGCCAGCCGGCGGACCTCCACCTGGTCCTTGTTCTGGAAAGCGTCCCACAGCCTCCGGGCCACGGCCGCTCCAACGTCGAAGATCAGTTTCATGGTGTCCTGGCTCATGGGCTGGCCTCCTCCTCACTGGACACGGCCCCGGCGATAGCCTCCGCCGCCGCCACCCCCAGGTTGCATAGCTCCTCCGTCCGGCCCTCCACCACACGGAGGGCCGCCGGGACGTCCAGCTCCAGGTCCACCAGGAGGCGGAGGATGGTATCAACCCCCTCACCCACAGGACGACACACCAGGACGTTCCAGTCCCTGGGCCGCTCCCCGGACTGTCTCCATGAATCGTTGGCCGCTTGCCAGGCCCGGAGGGTCCCGGCCGTGGCCGCCAGGGCCGCCACCAGCCTGTTCCAGGGACTCATCCGCTCCAGGTAGAGGTCCATGGCCCCTGGACACTCCTGGCCCGGAGGAGGACACTCCAGCTCCTCACGGACGGCCGCCCTGGTCTCCTCCCCGGCCGTAGTGACCAGGGGCTCCACGATCCCGTCCGCCTCCGCCAGGGCCGCCCCGGCCTCCACCAGGATGGCCTGGCTTGTGTCCACCGGGGAGCCGGTCCGCGGACAGCCGGCGGACGCCACGGCTATGGTCACCACGATCGTGGTGAGGAGGGCCTGGCTTGTCACCACCACCCTCATCCGTTCCATCTCACCCCTCATCGTCCGCCTCCTCATCGTCCACCGGCTCCATGTCCGGGGGCTCCGTGGGGGCCGGCTCCGCCGTGGGCTCCCCGTGGCCGTTCCTGGCCCGGACCATCTCCGCCTCCGCCCTGATCGTGGCCGCGTCCGCGGAGGCCATCTCCGCCTCCGCCCTGTGATGGGCCGCCTTGGCCACCTGGCTCCCCACGTCCGTCAGGGTGTGGCCTCCGATGAGGAGGCCCACCAGCCACAGGACCGCGTCAATGGCCTTGGCCCTGGACTCATCGTCCAGTCCAATGGCCGCTCCCCCCAGGGCCACACCAAGGACACCGGCCACCCCGATCAGGACCATCCACACCTTGTTACGTTTCCACACCGGCTTGGTCTCCATCCGTCTCCACCTCCGGACACAGCCTACCACGTGGCCCTGGGGGGCGAACAGTCCAGGCCGCCGGTGATAGACTCCCGCCAGGAGGTGGAGACACGATGAGATTCAACGACAAGGGACAGGAGGTCCGGAGGGTCCAACAGGCCCTCCTGGACGGAGGCTACTCCCTCCCCCGCTACGGGGTGGACGGCCACCTGGGGGCGGAGACATGGGACACCCTCCGCCACTATGCCGGGGACCACAGCTCCCCATGGGACCCGGAGGTCCCCAAGGGGGTCCTGGCCCTCCTGGCCAAGCCTGACCCCCCGGTGGAGGTCCCGGACACCCCGGACACCCCGGAGCTGGACGTCCCCGTGGTGGACCTCCGTGGGGACCAGTCCAACCCACCGGCCAAGTCCAGAAAGTTCAAGCTAGCCGGCGGAGCTGTGGTGGAGCGGAACCCGGCCATGGTCACCGGGATCACAATCCACCAAACGGCCGTCCCCTACGGGGTGGCGGAATATCAGGTCCAGGCCGCCGGTGGGGACCGTGAGCTGGCCTTGGCCCGGAGGTCCCTGGACGTGGCCTGTCACGTGATGGCCTTCCGGTCCGGCTTCGTGGCCTGGCCCAACCCCCTCCGGTGGTATGTCCACCACGGCAACGGGTTCAACTCCACGGAGCTGGGCCTGGAGATAGACGGCCGGTATCCCGGCCTCATCGGTGGGGACACGTGGGACGGCAAGCCGGCCACGGAGGCCACGGATGAGCTGGTGTCCGCCGCCAGGGCCGCCGTGGCCCTCATGGTCCGGGAGGGGAGGGCCGCCGGTATGCCGATCCGCTTCATCCATGCTCACCGTCAGTCCAGCTCCTCCCGCCGGAGTGACCCCGGGGAGGAGCTGTGGCGGAGGGTGGTCCTGGAGTATGCCGTCCCGGAGCTGGGCCTGGTGACGGAGCCGGCCAAGGTCCTGGGGTCCGGCCGGCCCATCCCCACCCAATGGGACCCGGACGGGGTGGGGGACTACTAGGCCCCACCCTGGCCTCCACCTGACCACACAGGTCCACCCCGTCTCACAGCGTAGCCACGGAGCCCACCGTGGAGGCCACCTGGTGACAGGTCCTCACAACGGAGCCACCGGCCCCACCTTGTCCCCACGGTGAGCACAGAGGACCACCTCCTGGTCCGTTGTGTGATGGGGAGGGTGTCAGACTCACAGGACCTCCACCGTCCTACAAGGTGTGACGGTGGAGCCAGGGACACACGGCGACGGACACGGACCCACAGTGGAGGCCCGGTCCCACCCCTGGCTCCACCGTCCCACCTCCGGCCACCCTGGCCTACCTTGGCGGTCCAGGTCACCACCATCCACACCTTGTCCCCAATGTCCCACACGTGACCACGTGTAGGACAACCGCCGCCACGTGTCCCACACGTCCGCACCTTGTAACCACCTGTGGTTGTTCAGCCTCCTGTGTGTGGCCAATGGGGCCACGGTGACCACTTCCACCTCTCATGTGGTCACTGGTGAGTCCATTGTCCCCAGCCTGTCCACACTCACCTCCGGTGTGTGGGCCTGTGTCCGAACGTGTGGAGGATGTCACCACGATCCACACAGGTGGTCACAGGTGGGGACTGTGGCTCCATGGTGACCACCCTGGACCACCTCCACCGCTTGAATCCTACGTGTCTCGTTTGACACGGTTTTTTTGTGTGGGATATGTCGGCATATGTCAGGACAGGGTTCACCTTTTTCCGGCCGGTGGTGATCACCATCCGGAGGCCACTTGGCGATTCCAGGCCCCACAGGGGGGTTCTGACGGCCGAAAAAGTCCCGGCTATGGTGGCCCATAAAATTCCTTTTCAGCGATCCTGAGAGGTGGGGCCGCCGCAAGCCGAGAAGGGGCCTAGAACCTCCGGAAGGGTCTTCAGGTAGCCCCCCAGGGGGGTGGAGCCTTCCGGCTGTTAGGAGCCGTCCTGGGGGGGCTGGTGGCGATTTATCGAAGAATCACGCGAATTTGGGGGCCTGACACCCCGAAATTCTGGCACGGACTTTGGGGGTGTGGCCGTGAACCCTCAATCCCCAAGGTTGGCCCAGGAGTAGATCGGAGGGACTGAACCCCCCTCCACGGCCTCCCTCACGGCCTCATCGGGGACGTCATTGGCCTGGCCGGTGGAGGTCAGAATGGCCCCATCCGGGGCCTGGACTGGAGCCTCCGGAGCCTGACCACGGGACCGGTCCGCCCCGTAGCTGGACACGGAAACTCCCCTCCCACCGGCCCGGATAGAGTAGTCCACGGCCAGGGCCGTGGCGTAGACAAAGGCGTCCACCAGGTCATCATGGGCCGCCAGGGGGAACATGGTCAGCTCCTCCACCAGGTCCCCTTTGAGCCCCCGTCCAGGGTCCAGGGCCGGGTTGAAAGAGACACGGCCCAGCTCCAGGAGGGGAGTGATAGCGGACAGCCGGAGGGCCTTGGACAGCCGGGGACGGACCGGGACAATGTCCGCCGTCAGCTCCGTCCGCTTGTCATCACGGGCCGCCTGGAGGACCTGGGGGAGGACCGCTTGATACTGAACGGCCTCCAGGGCCACGGCCTGGGGGAGCCACAGCTTGGCCTCCTGGAGGACAGCTCCCACCTGGGCCATGAACGTCAAGTGTCCATGCCAAGCGTCCAGGACGTAGATCCTGGGCTGGGCCTGGCCCAGGTCACGGCCGTCCAGGCCCACCGTCACCGATGAGAAGAAGTCCTCCCCCTCACCGGTGGACAGGTCATAGGCCGTGAACACGATCAGGTCCGCCAGGTTGGGCTCCTCCGTCCAGTATTGGACCCATGAGTCCTGGACGGTGGCATACTCCCCGGACAAGGCGATCAGCCGGTAGCCACGATCAAACTCCCGTTGACCCACCTCCGCCAGCTTGGCCTCCAGCTTCTCCACGGGCCACTTGGCCTCCCACACCGGCTCCATCTTGGGTCCGATCGGACGGGAGAACACACGATAGACCGGGTTCCGTTTGAGCTTGTGGGACAGGTCCGCTGTGTGCCACGGGGTGTAGACGTAGATGGTCCGGCCGGTGGGCTCCAACAGGTTCAACCAATCTGAATGCCAGGCCCTCTTGACGGTCTCCCGGAGCTTGGGGATCTCCAGGGCGTTCCGCCTCCCCACCGGGTCATCCGCCACCAGGTAGTCAGCCCGTCCGCCGGTGGCCGCCGTCTGAATCCCACAGGCTTCAATGGAGACGTCCCTCATGAGCCGGGGCCGGTCCACCACGATCTTCTTCTTGGTCCAGTCCCCCCGCCTGGCCGGACGGAGGTGGGGGAACACGTCCCTGATCCGGCTGTTCCCCATGATGTGTTGGGCCAAGTGTTGGACACGTTCCTGGGCCTTGTTGTCCGACTCACACACGATCTTGAACCGGAGGTTAGGGTCCTGGCCCAACAGCCACAGGATGGAGATCTCAACCTGTGTGGTGTTGTGAGTCACGAATCCATGAGAAACGAAGTTGTGTGTTCCGGAGACGGTCAGATCATAGGTCTCACGTGGGCCAACAGGCTCAACTGACGTAACCTCATCCCAAAAGACTTGACCATTGGCCACCTGACGAAGCTTGTCATTATCGTCCAGCTCCGCCAGCCTCCGGAGCTTTGGTCTGGAGATCCTGTTCTTTGTGTCAATCCGAAGACCCTGTTGACGCAAGGACAGACCAGTTGCTTTGACATGGGGCCGCCACAACTCATCAGGAAACAGATCCAGCTTGGCCCCATTGCCGTCGCCTCCTCCACAGTCCAGAGAATCAATCCTGTCAGCCTTGTCCCCCCTTGGCCTTACTATATTGCGGAACCTGTCCAAACCATCGCCACGGATAGTCAGCCTCCATGACAGGTGGTGTTTCTTCCGATACATCCCTCGCTTTCTAGAGATGGTTGAAACAATCCCAAACCTTGCCAGAACGTCCTGGACAGTCACCAACAAAGGCTTGTTCACGGAATAAAATTCAGCCGAACCGCCATCCTTGTTATTCACCGTCCCGTCAGCGTCGAAATATCCAGCAAGGAACGCGGCCCTAGCTTGGTCACCACCAACTAATACTTGATGCGGGATAGTCTTGTTATGAGATCTGCATCCCATAAGACCCATGTCTCTCAAATAGTGGGTTGGCCCTCCTGACTTCGCTCCCTTGTGACCTGTGATGGAATAGTCGTAACCATCAACATGAGACACCGTCCATCCATGACGATCGGACCATTGTCTCACCTGGTTCAACACAGCCTGATCAGAACACGTCACCCTAGCCCTATCCGTCGTCCCACCGTCTCCAACCATGACCCCAATGACATAGGCGTCCAGCTCGTCCATGTCTCCTTGGACAGGGACAGAGCATCCATTCATCACAGCCACACGAACACCAGCGTCCAGGTCCTCCGCCGCTGTCCATCCATTGCCAGTCCGAAACGGATGGTCATGTGAAACCACCAGCTCCCGACCGGTCTTCGTCAAAACGGTAATGCAGTCCTTGATCCCATTGGACTGACACGTGGCGTCACCACTAACGATCCTGAACGTGTCGTCCATTGTGAGAACCCGGCCACTGTCGAAAACCTCGACAGGGACAAGGCTACCATCCTCAAGATGAATCAACGTTCCAGCCGCACAACACTTGCCGTGGTTCCGCGGAAACTCCACCATGAGGTGGTCCACGTCCCTGTCCCGGATGGCCTCCTGGAGGTCACGGTGGACCTTGGCCTGGCGGAGCTTGTTTCCAGTGACGGAGTCCTCAAAGGCATATTCCGCGAAGGCGTTGGGGTCCTCCCTGGCCTGGCGGACACGGGAGGTCCTGACGGCCTTGGCCACCTCCCTCCGCCGCCTCATGGCCTCCGCCTCCGGGGACTCCGGCCGCTCCGAATACCAGTCCTCCGCGTGTTCATCCACGGCCCTGGGCCGGACCCGTGGGGCCTTGGGCTTGGCCGTCTTGGCCTTGGTGGTCTTGGGCTTGGCCATCCTGGACCTCAGTGGAGGAGGTCCGATGGGGTGGGCATCCCGCCGGAGTCCCCTCCGCCGCCGTCTCCGTCATCGGGCCAGTCCCGATCATGGCCGTTGCCACGGGACGGGGCCTGGCCGGCCTCACGGGCCGCCTTGATCCAGGAGGGCTCCGCCTCCCCCCCGGAGGCTATGTAGGCGTCCAGCTCCTCCCGGCTCCACCCGGCGAAGTCCTCCGGGGCGTCCGTGGCTGTGGGTCCGTCGTCCTTGGGGAAGTTACCCTCCAGGTCCGCGATCAGTTTTTGACAGCTCACCCATGAGGCCCAGGCCCTGTTGGCCTTCATCTCCTCCGCCGTGGCGTAGAGGTCCCGGAGCTGGCGTTGGCGCGTTGACCGGCTGTGGAGCTTGTCCTCCTCCTCCCACTTCAGCCTGACGGCCCGGATGTAGTCACCCACGGTCCGGGCCGGGACCACACGTCCAGCCTTGGCCAGGGCCTCCTGGACGGCCGCCGCTCGCTTGCCGGACACCATGGCCTCCTCCACCACCTTCAGCCGGAACAGCCGCTCCGCCCTGGAGGTTTGGACACGGTTGGGGCCTCCCCCGGCCGGGGGCTTGCCTGGCTTCTTGTTCCCGTGTTTCCCCCGGCTCTTTTTGCCGTGGGGGATGGACTTCTTGGTCATGGTCAGCCTCTACCTGGTGGCCCGTCTACAGGCCGGCGAACGTGGACACGTGGCGGACCAGGTCCTCCTCACCGGAGGCCGTGGCCACCATCTCCCTGGCCAGGTTGTCCGGGACGTCCACGGTCCCCCGTTGTCCGTCAGGGGCTCCAAAGTCCAGCCTCCAGGTCCCGTCCTTGGGGGTGTCCCCCTGGCGGACCATGGACGCCAGCTTGGTCACGGAGCCTTGAAGGGTGTCAGCCTCTACCTTGATCGCCACGGGGCCTCCTGTCTCACATAACCCTACCACGTGGGTTCATGTGTTCCAAAGTGGGACACGTCAACGGTGGGCCCAAGGACGGCCCAGGACGGCCTCAACGGTGTGGGGGGTCCAGGGCCGGGGGAGCTGGCCTCCGGGACACACGGAGGCGGACAGCCGCCTCCCTGACCCACAGGATGCCGGCCCTCATGGCCAGGAGGGCCACGGTGACCACCCCCAGGACGATGAGGGCCAGGCCGGCCACCACCTCCACGGCCCAGGTGACCACCTCCTGGAGGTGGGCCAGGACCATGGCCGCCAGGCCGGCCGCCACGATGATGGCCAGGAGGACCAGCTCATCACCCGGCCTCATCGGCCACCTCCCCCAGGGGAGCAACGGGGGCCGGGGTGGGGGTGGCCACCCGGCCATTGGCCTCCCGTTCCAAACAGGCCAGCCGGTCCCGGTGGGACAGGAACCCCTCCCGGATCACGTCCAGGTTGGACTCCAGGACCACAAGCCTCCGCTTGATCGATCGGAGGTCCTTGATGATCAGGTCCAGCTTGTCATCCGTGGTCATGTTGGCCGTGTCCGTCATGGGGTCACCAGCTCCAGGGCCATCCGCTCCAGCTCCGCTCGGACCTCCGGGGCCTGGACGATCGTGAAGTGGTCAGGACCGGACAGGGGGACGTTGACCACCCGGGGACCGTGAACCATGGCCCCGGCCTGTTGGTCCTGGGGGAGGACCGCCATGAAGTTGGTGGCCTGGTCCACCGTGGCCGTCAGCTTCAGGACGGCCCTGTTGAGGTTGGGGGTGAGGTCCCACCTGGTGGGCCAACAGGGATCGATGGTGACCAGGCCCACCCGGCGATAGCCCAGGGGGGTGGCCATCCTGTTGAGGACCCTGGACACCATGTTCCTGGCCCCCAGGGACTTCCCCACCAGGAGGAGGCTCCGGTGAGGGTTCTGGTGGCGGAGGATGAACCGGCGGACCCTCCGGCTCCGGCTCCACCCCAGCATGGCCCGGAGGCCAAGGAAACGTCCCTCCGCCACGTGGCCCTTGGTCACCTCCCTGGCCATGGTCGCCGTCCTGGTCTCCCGCCGCCTGGAGCTGGACCCCCACCCGTTGAGGACCACCACCACCACCTCCGCCATCACACCCTCCCGGCGGACAGGAGGCCCTGGTCCTCCAAGTAGGCGATCGCCACCTTGGAGGCTTCGTTGATGACCCCTCCCTTGGACACCACCCTGGAGGACATGGACAGGGCCTTGGCCGCCACGGCCACGTCCGCGTCCGTGCAAGCATAGGCCACCAGGTTGTCCGCCAGGTCCATGGGCCTCAACAGCCGGCCAGTGAGGAACCACTCCAGCTCCATGTTGGAGCGGAAAGCCTCCGCCTCCAACCTGGCCCTGGCCGCCGTGTCCGTCAGGTATTCCAGCTCATAGCGTCCCGGCTCCCGGATGTGTTGGACCACGTGTTGGAATTCGTGGGCACACAGCCGGACCTGGCCGTGGAGGGAGTGGCGTCCCTGATCCACCCCGATCTGGAACGGGACATAGATGGTCCGGCCGATCGTGGTGGTGTATCGGCGGAGGAACGTCTCCCCGTCCATCACCCCAAGCTGGTCCAGAAACCTGGCCACCAGCTCCATGTCCTCCGAATCGGCCTTGTCCATCACCCTGGCGTCATAGTGGGCCACCATGTGGTCCCACAGGCCACGGACCACGTCCGGGTTCGCCACGGTCATGGAGCCACCTCCTCCACCGGGAGACACGTGGCCTCCTCCTCCTCCATGCCACAGGCCCAGGCCATGTCCTGGCCCTCCACCTGGTCACAGTCCATGACAGGCTCCCACCGGCCGTGGGAGTTGCACACCTGGGCCACGTTGCCGTCACACCGGCTCCGGAGCTGTTCACACACGGCCGCTCCGCCTGGACAAGCCAAGAGGGCCACGGCCGCCGTCATCACCAGCCACCTCATCGATCACCTCCGCGTTCCTGGAGCTGGGCCTCCAGCTCCGTCACCTTGGCCCGGAGACGGGCCACCTCCTGGTGGGCGTCCGTGGGGACCGGCCGAACATCCCTGGTCACAGCCTGGGCCACGGTCTCCCTGGCGTCCCGGAGCTGGGCCGTCAGCTCCTCCACCCTGGCCTCCAGGACCTGGAGCTGGGCCTCCGCTTGCCGTTGGCCCTCCCTGGCCAGCTCCGCCGTGGTCTCCGCCTGGTCCAGCTCCCGGCGGAGATGGGCCACGTCTAGCCGGAGCTGGGCCTCCGCCCTGGCCGTCATCCCATCCCTCCACCCCAAGGGATACCGGACGGGGTGTGTCCGGGGTCCGTGTCCTCAGTCCGGTCATCCGGAGGCTCCGCCGCCGGGTCCTCCGGCTGACCACGGAGGGGACACCACACGGGAGCCGGACCAGCGTCCTGTTGACTCCTGGTGACGTCCGCCTCCAGGTGATCATGGACGGCCATCTCCGGATGGCCACAGGAGGACCGGACCGGGGAGTCCCCCTTCCTGGCCTGGAACGCCACGGCCAGGGTCCTCCGGAGGGGACAAGTCCCACACCCTCCGCCGGAGGCCACCCTCACCCTGGCCATGAGGAGGGTGACCTCCCCGTCCAGGTCCAGGCCCTCCTGGACGTGGAGCTGGTGGAGGACAGCCACGGCCTGTGTGGAGATGGCCCGGTGGGTGGCCAGCTCCGCCTGGAGGCCGTCCCGCTCCCGGCGGAGCTGGACGTTGGCGGACAACAGCTTGGCCGTGTTCGTCCCTGGCTCCGGGAGGGGGATGGCCAGCTCACCGGCCGCGTCCACCTGGTCACCCTGGAGCTGGCCCACCTCCCGCCGGAGGTCCTTGACCATGTCCTGGAGGGAGGCCGCCCTGTTGACCACCCGGTCCATGTCCTCACGTCCCTGGCGGATGGTGTCCATGGCCGCCTCCAGCCACGTGGCCACATCCTCCAGGTCCACCTCCTCCGTGGTCCCCTCCTCCAGGTGGAGGGTGATGTAGCGGAACAGCCCCTCCAGCTTGTCCAGGATGTCACCCATGGTCCGCCTCCTCCGCCTTGGCCTCCGCCTCATCCCTGAGCCTGGCCAGCTCCGCCATGGTCCTGGCCCCGGAGACACGGTCCAGGTCCTCCAAGGACAGGGCGTCCACACCAGGCTCCAGGTCCGGACCCTGGTGGCCAAGGGGGCCACCCTCCTGGACCACCCTGGCGATCCGTAGGACCTCCCGGGCCGTTGAGCTGGGCTTGGAGTGGCCGTCCTGGTGGGCCAAGGCCCTGGACAGCTCCGTGGTGAGGTAGGCCACCGCGTTCCACAGCTCCCGGCAACGGTCCAGCCGCTCCCCGGCCAGCCGCTTGTTCCAGGCCGGGTCCAGCTCCTCCAGCCTCCCCACCTCCGTCCGGAGCCTGGCCACCTGGTCCGCCGCCCTGGTGGCCGTCTCCACCAGGTCCTCCGGGCCGGCCGCTCCGATCTCCTGGATCAGAACCTGGGCCGCCTCCCTGGCCTTGGCCTTCTGGTAGGCCGCCTCCCTGGCCTGGGGGTGTTGCTCCTGGTCCGGGACCGTCCGCTCCGCCTGGCCCACCAGGAGGGGACCCGTGGGCTCCAGGAGGAGGTGGGCCGCTCCGATGTGTCCCACCCGGAACGTGTAGTCCTTGACGGTGACCAGCTCCCCGTCCTTGAACACGGGCCAGTGAGCCGGGACCGGTGATCCGTCCGCCAGGACCAGCCGGCCGGTCCCCTTGGTCAGCTCCTCCAGCCGCTCCTCCACCTGGCGTCCGCCGCCGGTGAGCTGGGCCTGGAGCTGTTGGTGTAGGCCCTCCAGCTCCGTCCGGCCCTCATCATCGTCACCGAACACAGGCCGGAACCTGTTGGCGTTGTGGTCCATGTCACTCACCCCCTCCCTTGGAGGAGGTCCGGCGGATGACCAGGGCCTCCTCCACCTTGGCCCCCAGCTCCGTCAGCCGCTCCGCCTCCCGGTCCAGGCTGGACCGCTCCGCCTCCAGGCTGGCCAGCTCCCGGGCGATCTCCGCCTGACGGTCCCTGATCCTGGTCAGCTCCAGGTCAAACAGGCCGGCCACCGCGTCCCGTTTCGTGTTCTCATGTCCCATCGTCTCTACCTCCCTTTGTCTTGGCCGTCCGGTGACAGCCGCTTGATCGTGGCCTCCGTCCGATCGTCCGGAGGGCCTGTCCTCATATGCCGGACCACCTGGACGGGGTCCAGCTTGTAGGCCGCCGCCGTGGCGATCTGGACGTTGGCCTCCAGCTCCAGGGCGTTGGCTGTGGGGGTGAGGCCGTGGTCCGCCGCCAGCCGGCGGAGGCCGTCCACCACCAGGTCCCTCATCTCACCAGGCCGGGGTGGGACCGGTCTCCCATCGGCCCAGGGGGGCCAGCTCACTGGCCGGGGTCACTTCCGCCGCTTGGACTTGCCGCCGGACTTGGTCTTGGGGGGCTTGGCCGCCCCGTCCTTGACGGCCTGTTGGATGTCCTTGTCCTTCAAGATCTCACTGGCCGGCCGTTGCTTGCGTCCCTTGGTCATGGCTCACCTCCTCCCCCCTTTGTATCATGGCCATCCTCCTCCGCCAGGCCGGTCAGGGCCGTGGCGTCCCCCCTGTTGATGGCGGCCCTCCAGGCCAGCCTCCGGCCCTCCGCCAAGGTGAGGCCACCCCCCAGGGACAGGAGGGCCGCCGCCGCCTCCACCCTCACCCTGGTCCGCCTGTCACAAGCCACCGCGTCCACCCCCTCCGGGAGGTCCGTCCTGGCCGTCTCCACCACCTCCGCCGGGAACAAGGGGCCGCCGATCGGGTCACCGTCCGCCATGGTCCACCTCCATGTTGTCCGCCACCACCTCCAGCTCCCTCACACAGTCCACACACACGGCCCGGTCCAGCCGCGTCCCCCGCTCCCACCGGTGGGGCCTGGTGGTGATGATGGCCACCTCCACACGGCCTCCACACACCACACACGTCCGCCGGTGTCTCCGGTCCCCCGTGTCATTGGCCCACGGAGAAAAGGCCACCTGGTCCGTGTGGCTCCCCAACCTGGCCGGGACTCCGCTTGACGGATGACGTCCTGTCCTACTCCTGGCCATCGTCCACCTCCTCCGGAGGCCAGGCCACCCCGTCCAGCTCCGTGGCACAGGGGCCACAGTAGGCCGTCACCCCGGGGCCATCGTCCGTGAGGTAGTAGTGGGCCACCTCCCCCGGGTCACCACACTCCCGGCAACCCTGATCCTCCAGGCCGTGGCCGGGGCCGATGGCCTCCGTGTGGGGGAGGTCCGTCTCCTGGAGGTCAGGCCGGTCCACCGATGGCCTGGCCCTCCCGGTGACCTCCCACCGGAGGGGCTGGAGGCCCACGGCCACGTCCGCCAGGTCCTCCGGCCAGCTCCGGCCCTTGGGATAGACCCCTTGGAGTAGCCACGTCCTGGACGGACACACCAGCTCCATGGAGCCAGGAGGGACACCGTCCGGGTCCACGAACCGGCCCTTGACGCCACCCTCCGGGGTGACCAGCCGGCCGTCCCGGACCTCCACGTCCGTGGCCAGCTCCAGCCGGAGGCCGGTGGCTCCCTCCGGCCACGTCCAGTCCGCCCGGTCCACCACGGGGCCGGACACCTCCGCCATCCACTCCGCCAGGGCCTCGGACTCATCCTTGGTGGTCCGGAGGGGGATGATGACCTGGGCCTCCGTGTGGATGGTCCGGTGAGCCGGTGAGAACGTCCGGACGGCCGAACCGGGGATCTCCATGATGGGGTGTGTCCGGATGGACTCCGCCATGGCGTCCGCGTCCGACACATGGAGGACCTGACACCCTCCCTCCTGGAGCCACCCGGCCACCAGCTCCGTGGCCTTCCGGTCCAGCTCCGGGACGGCCTCCACGTCCGCCTGGTCCACGGCCTCCAGCCCAGCCACGGCCGCCGCCTCCTCCTCCCTGATCCTGGCCTCCACGTAGTCCACCAGGTCCGTGACCATGGCGTCCCGCTCCGCCGTGGTGAGCCTGGAGGAGGCCGGCTCCCCGAACACCTCCGCCGCCTCCGCCGCCGTCCGGACCACGGTGGGCTCCACGGCAGGCCCCATCTCCCCGGCCGCCACGGTGACGGACAGCTCCCCGTCCGGTTCCAACAGGGCCATGGCCGCCCCGGCCCAGCCGGGGACCCGGAGGGTGCAGTGGGCCACCCCGTTGTCATCCACCTCCATGGAGACCACGGAGGCCCGGTCCTCATCGGCTACCCCTGGCAAGTGACGGCGGAAGACCTGGGCCACCACGGCCTCCACGGTCCGCCGGTCCACATCCTCCGGCTCCATCTCCGTGAACGGCCGGAGGGCCGCCTCCAGCTCCTCCTGGACCTTGGCCTTGAGCCGGTCCGCCCGGAGCTGGTCAGGGTCACGGAGGTCCGCTCCACACTCCGGACACGTCCGGTCACACGGGTCCGCCTGGCCATGTCCACACGGGACGTCACGGTCCGTCATAGGTCCACCTCCTCCCCGTCCTCATCATCGTGTTGGACCACCAGGTGAGGCCCCCACGGGTCCCCCACGTGGTCATCACAGATCAGATAGCCACAGCCATAACACCGGTCCTCCTCCGTCAGGCCAGGCTTGCCACACAGGCCACACCGGCCATCGTCCAGGCCGGGATTCCGTGGCTCCTTAAGATAGTCCGTCATCATCCACCTCCACGGCCCTGTAAGTCCCGTCCGCCAGGAACCGGAACACGTCCAGGGCTCCGGCCTCAGCCACGGCCGCGGAGGCCGCCTCCGCCATGGCCCTCACGTGTTGGATGGTGGGGAGGCCCTCATCCAATGCCTCCTCCGTGGCCCTGGAGAAGTCGTTGACCCTGGCCAAGGCCCTCCTCAAGGCCAGCTCCGCTCCGGCCTTGCCGTCCAGTCCCTTGGGCCGGCTCATCGGTCCACCTCCTCCCCGGCCACGGCCCGGAGCCACCGGCCCACCAGGTTCATCTCCCTGGGGTGGAGGACCGGACAGCCGGCCTCCCTGGCCGCCGTCCACAGCCTCCTCATGTCCTGGAGGGCCAGGCTGATCTCCGCCTTGATGGGGACCTGGACCATGGGGCCTCCACGGTCCTCACCGGGGTCCAGGTCCACCCCCAGCTCCCACACCTTGGCCATCCTCCCCTTCCGTGTTGGCCTCATCTCACCGGAGTCCCGGACCAGGCCGTGGAGGACCAGCTCCCTCCGCCTGGGGGAGACGGTGTGGTGGGACAGGCCGGTGAGGACCTCCAGCTCATCGTCCGTGGCCCCGTGGCTCCCCCTCCTCCGGATGACGTCATACAGCCGCCTCCGTTGAGTCCCGGCCGTGGGCCTGGCGTCCTCCGCCGCCATGATGGACGTGTCCACCGGCTCCGATGGGGGTTCACGGTAGCCGTGGGAGAACAGGTCCAGGACCTCAGCTCCGTCCTTGCTTGTCATGTCTCTACCTCCAGGGTTCTAATCCTACCAGAAACCTGTGTTCTTTCACAGCTTTCCGGATGACCCGAACGTCCCGCCAACAGGGATCACGTGGCCCGTGGTCTCCCGGCCCAGCTCCCGGACACACCGGTCACAGGTCCGCCAGCTCATCGGATCCCCGTCATCCGTCTCCAGGCCCAGCTCACAGGACGGGTCCACACAGGTCCTCCACCGGCGACACACCGGACACCGGTGGGCGTGGTGGCTGGAGCCCAGCTCCCTGGGCCGTGGCTTGGCCCTGGTGGCCTCGGAGGTGGTGGCCATGGGCCTGGGGTCCCTCGGAGCTGGAGGCCGTCCTGGGGGCTGTGTGGCCACCGTGAGCCACCCCCCGGGGACGATGGGCTCCGTCCGCTCCCTGGGCTCCGGCCTTGGGGTGTGGACGGGGAGGGCCGGTACGGCCACGGTCCTGGGCCTGGGCCTCCGCTCCTCCTCCGGTGGCTCCGGCTCCTCCTCCTGGAGGGGCTGGCCCATGTATTGGCTGGCCCACCGGTGAGGGTCATGGTCCTCCCTGGCCAGGATAGCCTGGACCTCCTGGGGGTCCCATGGCTCCGGGGCCGGGACGGACAGGGCCGCGTTGAAGTCCGCCGCCATCTCCTCCGGTGGCCGGGGCCTGTCCATGGCCGCCTTGACCTCCCTGGCCTTCCGCTCCCTGACCATCCTTGCCGATCGGACGGATGAAGGGTCCACCCCCAGCCGCCTGGCCAGCTCCTTGTCCGGGACCAGTCCCAAGGGCTGATCGTCCCACACCACCCCGGCCCGTTGGCCCTGGCCCCGGGGACTCAACGGATGGCCGGTGGGGCTGTAGGCCGGAATCCCCCTCCGCCTCCTGGCCTTGCCCACGGCCACTCCGGACACCCCCAGCCGCTCCGCCAGCTCCGTGTCCGGGAGCTGGCCCAAGGGCTGGTCATCCCATCGGATCGCCATCCTTCCCCTCCCGTCTCCGCCGCCGCCTCCTGTCCAGGGCCGCCACCGGCGGACCACATGGTCACCCCGTCCGCCAGCTCCACCGGTTGGACTCCGAGGCCGTGGAGGTCCACCTGGCTCCGGATGGCCTTGGCCCTCCGTTGGGCCTGGGCCATGGCCTCACCACGGTCCCGCTCCGCCTCGGATGGTCCGGCCCTCCGGCTCCGCCACCGGAGCCACAGCCACCGTCCGATCGGGATGAGGCCACAGGACATGACCCCAAGGATGACCATGGCGACACAATGAGGACACATGGTCACCCCCTTTGGGCCGTGGCCCAGGCCAACAGCTCCCGATAGAAGGCCGCCGCCTCCTCCGGTGTCCGCTTGGCCGTGACAGCCTGTTGGAGGGCCTGGAACGCCTCACAGGCCCCGGAGTCCCCGGCCGGACACCAGTCCAACACGGATTGGTAGCCGTCCCCTCCCTTCCGGGCCGGCCTGGCCTCCACGGAGATGTAGTGGACCGTCCCGTCCCTCCTCCACCGTTGCTTGTTGCTTTCGTGACTCATGGCTCCACCTCCCACGTTGCCGCCAGCTTGAACACCAGCTCCCGGAGCTGGCCCACCTCAGCCCGGAGGGCCTGGACCTCCTGGAGGATGGCCGGCCCGTGGTCCACCGGCCTGGCCGCCTCCCTCCGCTCCAGCTCCCTGGCGGAGGGGGAGGAGGCCGTCACCGGCTCCAGGTCCTCCTGGTCCGCAAACCTGGAGGACACCACCAGCTCCCCGGGTTCCTGGCCGCCGGTCCAGATCTCGGAGTCCTCATGGACGGCCCACTTGGGGACCCACAGGGGCTCCGCCCGTCCGTCCAGCTCCACCTTGATGGCCTTGCCTGTGTCATGGAGGACAGCCCCCCTCCCCAGGCTCACCCCGTCACCCATGGTCCACCTCCCGGATGAGGACCTCCACGGCCCCCACGGCCGCCGCCAGGCCCTCCTCCGCCGCCGCCTGGTCCTCCGGGTCCATCTCCACCTCCAGGGCGTCCAGGGCCGCCTTGGCCTCACGGAGGACCAGGACCCGGTGGGCCGGGAGGACAGGGCCAGTCCCCAGCTCCAGCTCACGGGCCAGCTCCTCCATGGCCTCCATGGCGGACGGGACGTGTCCGGCGGAGTCTTCCATCCACCCCACCATCTCCCGGAGCCGGTGAGCCGGTGAGCCCTCCGCGGAGGCCGGGGCCAGGAGGGCCTGGCGGACCTTGGCCGCCACCTCCAGCCGGTCCGCCAGCTCCGCCAGCTCCGCCGGGTTCACCATGAGGGTGGTCATGTCCTCCCGGCCCTTGCCAGCCGCCACGGCCCGGAGGCTGGTGATGGCCTCCGCCGTGACCTCCTCCGGTGACCAGTCCGTGTCCGGATCGATCGGGATGGTGGGCTCCGTTTCCCGGGGTTTCGCGTCACACCGTCCGGATGAGTCCGGACACGGGGCCTCATCCTCCATGGCCTGGAGGATGTCCAGGACCTCCCCCAGGTCCGTGAACCCTCCCTCCATCCGCTCCATGACGTGGTCCCGGACCTCCTCCAGGGTGGCCCTCCTGGCCTTGGACTCCGGGGAGCTGGGGTGGTCCGGGAGGTAGCCGGTCCGGCGGACACGGCCGCTCCGCTCCAGCTCAGTGAGCTTGGCCTCCAGCTCCCCGTCCGTGGCCGTCAGCTCCGTGGTGAGCCGGCCGGACCGGAGGCGGATGGTGAGCTGGAGGTCCTGGTCCTCCGGTGGGGTGAGGGCCGGGGTCAGCTCCGCCACCCGTTGAGCCGTCCAGTCCAGCTCATCGGCCACGGACGTGGGGGGTGGAGCGGAGGTCCTGACCCACCTGGCCATCTCCTGGAGCTTGGTCCGGAGCTTGGAGACCGTCCCCGTAGAGGCCCCCAGGAGGCCCGTGGAGGGCCGGGAGCTGGGGGTGGCCCTACAGTCCCGGGCCGGCTCCCCGGCCGTCATGGGCCGCCCTGGAGCCAGGGAGGGGGCCTGTGGGGGACAGCTAGGGGGGGGCTGTCCCTGACCGGCGATTGACTGCGATGGTCCCGGGGTGGAGTCCGTGAGGTCCCCCCACCTGACCGATCGGAGGTAGTCCACGATGGCCTCCGCCTGGTCCGTGATGGTCAGGCCCATCCGGGAGTGGTCCCGGAGGACATCCTCCAGCCTGGTGACCAGCTCCACCACGTCCAGTCCCTGGGTGAGGAGGAAGGGGCCACGGTCCTCCGGCCTCCACCTGGGGTCCGTCCTGGCGTCCACCTCCTGGTCCATCTCCGCGTCCGTGGGCTCCCTGGTCCTCCGCTTGTCCGCCGCCAGCTCCACGGTGGACCTGGGGAGATGGTCACGGACGGCCCTGGCCACCTCCTCCGGGTCCAGCTCCGGAGGGTTGAAACGCGGAGGCTCCGCCGGGGGCGGAGCCAGGTGAGGCTCCCCCCTTCCCCCCTCACGGTCCAGCTTGCCGGCCAGCCTGGCCACCTGGCCCTCCAGGTCCTGGAGCCTTGGTTCCGTGGCCCGGTCCCCAACCATGGTGACGTCCGCCTCCAGGGTGTCCATCCGCTCCGTTTGAGCCTGGAGCCTGGCGTTGACGTCCCGGCGGAGGGAGGCCATGGAGGAGGCCGTGGCCTTGCCTGTGGCCAGCTTGGCCACCTGGCCCTCCAGCTCATCAAGGCGGAGGGCGTTGGAGGTCCGGACCTTGGCCTCCTCCTCCACGGCCGCCACCCTGGGCTCCAACAGCTCCAGCCTGGCCAGGATGGACTCCGGCTGGAGGTGGTTGGGCCGGTCCTTGTCCATCCGCCTGGTGAGCCGGTCATGTCTCCGGCCCACGGACGCCAGCTCCTCCCTCCGTTCCTTGTCCGCCGCCTCCACCTTGACCACCCTGGTGAGGATGGCCTGGGCCTTGG